GCTAAATGGCACAACAATACAAGAATTACAGTCAGGTGATAACATCATTGGCTTAACTTCTAGTACAGCACTTCAAAAAGGTGATGGCTCTACTGGTCTTACTGCAGCTACAGCAGGCACAGACTATGTAGCACCAGCAACAGCTACATCATTTACAGCTACTCAAACATTTACAGGCTCAACTTCTACATTAGCAGCAGTATTTCAAGACGCTGCAGAAGTCGTTACAGTATCAGCTACAGCAGCTACAGGCACAATTAATTATGATGTCACTACACAATCAGTTTTATATTATACAACTAATGCTTCAGCTAACTGGACTGTAAACTTTAGAGGTTCTAGTGGAACATCTTTAAATACTTTAATGTCTACAGGACAAGCTCTTACAGTCGTATTTTTAGTCACACAAGGTTCAACTGCATATTATAATAATACTGTTCAAATAGATGGTTCATCTGTTACACCTAAATATCAAGGTGGCACAGCATGGACTTCAGGTAATGCTTCAGGAATAGACGCTTACTCATATACAATAGTTAAAACAGGCTCAGCAGCTTTCACAGTATTCGCAGCTCAAACACAATTTAAGTAGGAATTAGTTAATGTCATTATTGTCAAGACTAGCCGTTCAAGCCGCAAGAGCTTATGGTGTATTGTCATCTAAAAGCACAAATGTATCTGCTGACTATCTTGTAGTTGCAGGTGGTGGTGGTGGTACTGGATATAATGGTGGTGGTGCAGGTGCTGGTGGATTTCAAACATCTACATTTACATTATCCACATTAAATACATATAGCATTACTGTTGGCGCAGGTGGAACTGCTGGAAATAATGCAGCAGGGTCAAGAGGAACAAATGGTGCTGATTCAATTATATCAGGGACTGGTATTACCACAGTTACATCTGTTGGTGGAGGAACATCAGGCGGCGGAGGTGCATCATTATCTCTTGTAAATGGTTCTAGTGGAGGTTCAGGTGGTGGTGCAGGTGGAGCAACTCTCACAGATGCTACGGTAGCTTCAGGAACAGCAGGACAAGGTAACGCTGGTGGTGATAACTTTAATTCAGGTGGTTATGGCTCTGGCGGCGGTGGTGGTGCTTCTGCAGTAGGTGGCAATGGAACAACTAGTGTATCAGGTAATGGCGGAGCAGGAACTGCATCAAGTATTTCAGGCTCATCTGTAACCTATGCTGGAGGTGGAGGCGGTGGTTCAACAGTAGACGGTGCAACTAGAGGAACAGGTGGAGCTGGTGGTGGTGGTAATGGCGGAGCATCAGGTAACGCAGGCACAGCAGGAACTGCAAATACAGGTGGTGGTGGAGGTGGTGGTGCGCACAATCAAAATGGTTCTACAGGTGGTTCAGGCATAGTCATCATATCTTACGCATCTGCTACACCTTTATTCACAGGTGGCACAGTTACTACTTCAGGTGGTAATCAAATACATACATTCACAGCTTCAGGTACATTAACACCTGCTACAGCAGTTACAGCTAGTTATTTAGTAGTGGCTGGTGGAGGAGGAGGTGGTGGTTATTATTCAGGTGGCGGTGGTGGTGCTGGTGGATATCAAGCATCATCTATTACACTTTACTATCCAGCAACTTATACAGTTACTGTTGGTGGCGGTGGTAATGGTGGAGGAACAGCTGCTGGAACTGTAGCGACAAATGGTTCTAATTCAGTTTTAAGTGGAACTGGCATAACTACAGTTACATCTACAGGTGGTGGAGCTGGTGGTAATGGAGGAACTGCACCAACACAAGCTCAAAGAGATGGTGATAACGGAGGTTCAGGCGGTGGTGGTGGTGGAGATACAACTCCTGGATCTGGTGGTACAGGTACATCTGGACAAGGTAATGCTGGAGGTGCAGGTGTAGGAGTTTCAGCAAATTATAGAGGCGGAGGCGGAGGTGGAGCATCTGCTGCTGGAGCATCTGGTTCTGCATCAGGAAATGGTGGTGCAGGAACAGCATCTTCAATTTCAGGCTCATCTGTTACATACGCAGGTGGTGGTGGTGGTGGATTACAAGCATCTTCAGGAGCTGGAACAGGCGGCGCAGGTGGAGGAGGTAATGGAGGTGCAAACGGTAATGGTTCTGCTGGTACTGCTAATACAGGTGGCGGTGGTGGTGGTGGTGGTAGAGATGTTATATTAGGCGGTGCAGGCGGCTCTGGAATAGTTATCATCTCATACGCTGGATCACAACAATTTACAGGCGGAACTGTAACATCATCAGGTGGAAACACAATACATACATTTACAAGCTCTGGTAGTTTAGAAGCTACATTTGAATATTTAGTTGTTGCTGGAGGTGGCGGTGGTGGTGGTTCAACTGCTGGTGGCGGTGGTGGAGCTGGTGGATACAGAACATCTACAGCTACATTAAATACAGGTGTCACATATACAGTTACAGTTGGTGCTGGTGGTAATGGTGGCGCAAATTCTTCAAGCGGTATTGGTTCTAATGGTTCTGACTCTGTACTATCTGGTAGTGGTTTAACCACAGTTACGTCTACTGGCGGTGGTGGTGGAGGTAATGGAAATAATAATAGTGGTAATTCAGGTGGTTCAGGAGGTGGAGGAGGAGGTAAAGACCCACAAGCAGGAGGCACAAACGCTGGTGGTTCTGGAAACACACCATCTACTTCACCATCTCAAGGAAATAATGGTGGCAATGGAGCTAATGCTTATTGGTATTCTGGTGGCGGTGGTGGCGGTGCTTCTGCAGTAGGAACTGCTGGAACTGGAGGTGCTAGTGGTGCTGGTAGCGGTTCATCTGTTGCTGGCAACGGTGGTGCAGGTACTGCATCTTCTATTACAGGTTCTTCCGTAACTTATTCAGGTGGCGGTGGTGGCGGTGCTTTTGGAACTGCTGGAGCAGGTGGAAGTGGCGGTGGTGGAGGCGGAACAACTGGAACTAATGGAGGTAACGGATCTGCAAACACAGGTGGTGGTGCAGGTGGTGCAGGTGGTAGTGGCGGTACAGGTGGAACAGGTGGTTCTGGTGTAGTTATACTTAAAATACCTACTGGAAAATATACAGGCATTACTACAGGTTCACCTACAGTAACAACATCTGGTAACTTCACAATATTACAGTATAATGCTTCTGGTACTTACACATCTTAACAAAAGGAAATAACAATGGCACATTTTGCTCAATTAGAAAATAACGTAGTAAAACAAGTAATAGTAGTAGCTAACCAAGATATTCTTAACGAACAAGGTCAAGAGTCTGAAGAATTAGGTATTAAATTCTGTTCTAACCTATTAGGCGGTACTTGGAAACAGACATCTTATAACGGTAAAATTCGTAAGAATTATGCTGGCATTGGATATACTTATGATGAAGGCCGTGATGCTTTCATTCCTCCTAAACCATATAATTCATGGTTATTAGATGAAACAACATGCCAATGGAAAGCACCTGTAGACTATCCTACAGACGGTAAAAGATATACTTGGAATGAAGAAAAAACTTCTTGGGACGCAGTAACAGAATAAGGAAAATGAATGGCTACTCAAAGAATAGCTTTTACAGAATGGCTACCAGATCAGCCTACGACTACAAATGCGTTACTAGAAGCTAATAACGTATATCCTTTAACAGTAGGTTATGGCCCATTTCCTTTATCTGCTGACTATTCTACTGCTGCAAGTGAAAACTTAAACAATGTAGTTGCTGTTAAGTTTGATCTTACTACCCAACTTTTTGCAGGTGGAGCTACTAAACTATTTAAGTTTAATGCAGGTACTACAAACTTAGATGATGTAAGTAAGTCAGGTGGATACTCTAGTGCAGAACGCTGGAGCTTTGTTCAATTTGGTAATGCTGTATTAGCATCCAATGATACAGATAAAATACAAGCATGGTATGTAGGCACTTCTACTGCATTTGCAGACGTAGCTGCTTCAGCTCCTATTGCTAAATATATTACAGTAGTTCGTGACTTTGTGGTTGCTGCTAACATTAGTGGTACAGCTAATAAATTACAATGGTCAGATATTAATGACGAAACAGACTGGACTTCAGGCGGTGCTTCACAGTCAGACTATCAAATACTAGCAGAAGGTGGAAACATTACTGGCATTACAGGTGGTGAATTTGGTATCGTTTTATTGGAACGTGCTATTTACCGTATGTCATATATTGGTTCACCATTATTCTTCCAATTTGACGCTATTTCACGTAATTTAGGCTGTAATACACCAGGATCAGTCACACAATATGGCCCTAGTACATTTTTCTTAGCTGATGACGGCTTTTACATGTGTGATGGTACTAATGTGATAAACA